GAAGAAGAAGTTGCTGAAGGTGATGAGAAAATTGACGAAAAAATTGCAGTTGGTACTGGAATGAGTGTGGGTGGTCACAGAAATGCGACTGGTCCTGGTTCTATTGGAGCCCCTGAGGGTGCTGGTGCGAAGGTTAATGAATCTGAAGTGAATGAAAAGTATAACGCATTGTTAACAGAAGCTAAAGAGCTTAAGGGTCGTAACGAAGAATATAAGGGCGCTCTTAAGAAATTTAGAACTATGTTGGCAGAAACGGTTGTTTTCAATTCAAATTTAACTTACGTTGCTAAGTTATTTATGGAGCATTCGACTACTAAGGAAGAAAAAGAATCAATCTTTAAAAGATTCGATAATGAAGTTTCTACACTTAAAGAGTCTAAAAAATTATATAAAACAATTGACAGTGAGTTGGTTAATAAAAAACCAATTAACGAATCGATTGAAAATAAAATAATAACTGAGGTTGCTTCAAGTAAGTCTGCTCAATTAAATGAGTCTACGGCTTATGTTGACAAAGAAACCTCAAGGATTATGGACCTTATGAAAAGAGTCAATAATCGATAATAAGTAATAAAACAAATAAAAAAATATTTAAAAATATGTCACATTTATTAAATTCAGGAGTTGTTGGAAACATCGGATTGGACCACATGAAGGAAATCCGTCAACAAACTCAAGCAAAATGGGATTCTTTAGGATTCTTAGATGGTCTTAAAGGTCACGTAAAAGAAAACGTTGCTCAATTATTTGAGAACCAAGCGTCTTCTTTATTAACGGAAGCTACTGGCGCTGCAAACAGCGGGTCTTTTGAGACTGTAGTATTCCCAATCGTTAGAAGAGTATTCTCTAAATTATTAGCTAACGATATCGTATCAGTACAAGCTATGAACATGCCAATTGGTAAATTGTTCTTCTTCGTACCACAAACTTCTAGTAGAGTTAATGCAGCTGGAGACGCTGGTGATTTTCACCAAGACCCTCAGTATTCTGCACACACTGCAATGGAAGGAAGTTTACCAGACTGTACTGGTTTCGGAGGTTGCAATGTAACTAAATACATGGCGAAAAGTCTTTACGATTTATATTATAACGATGGGTTATTTGATAACTCAAAAGGAACAGCTTCTCTTTCTGTAGGTACTGGTGCTTTACAAATTTTAGGGGCTGACGGAACTTTTTCTGCTGCTGCCACTTTAGGTAATTTACCAACTGCAACTGACGGTTCAATTAGAGGTGCTATCCTTAAAGTAACTGGATTCGATGAAAGTGGAGAAGGTAAAGGTAGATTAAGTGGACCTGATGGTAATGAAATGGATACTGAGTCTTTCTTAGCATCTTTAAAAGTTGTTACATCTGGTACTTCAATTACTGATAGTGATGGTGAAACTATTATCGCTGCTGATGCTGAAATTCCATTCAGATTGGTAACTCAGAAATACGGTAAAGGTATCGTTTCATATGATGATATCTGTGATGCTGGTGGTGATTTATACTTAGAGTTAGATTTAACTCACCCAGCTGTTACTACATCTACTTATGATGGTTATGCTGGTGCTTCAGGTGCTAGTATGGATGCTTTAACAGAGCTTAATTTCGTAATATCTTGGGCTACTTATGCTTCTCTAGAATTAGAAACTGAATTAGGTGAGGTTTCTTTCAAACTAGACGAGGTTGTTGTATCTGTAGAAGAAAGAAAATTAAGAGCTACATGGTCTCCAGAATTAGCGCAAGATGTTAGTGCATTCCACAACATTGATGCTGAAGCTGAATTGACTGCAATGCTTTCTGAGCAAGTTGCTGCTGAAATCGATAGAGAAATCTTAAGAGATATCAGAAAAGCTGCTGCTTGGCAACTAAGATGGGATTACAACGGATGGAGAAAAGCTTCTTCTGCTGCAAGTCCTTATACACAAAAAGACTGGAACCAAACTTTAATTACTAAAGTTAACCAAATTTCAGCTCAAATCCATAAGTCTACTTTAAGAGGTGGTGCTAACTTTATCGTAGTATCTTCTGAATTATCTGCAATCTTTGATGATTTAGAGTACTTCCACGTAAGTGATGCTAACCCAGAGCAAGACCAATATAACATGGG